CAAATGTCAGAATAGAGCCGTCAGCTTGGTGAGCCAACTTATCTAAGGTAATAGCATTGTCTGCTATATCTGCGGTTTGGACACTTGTGAGGGATGTCCTACCCGTTAAGAATCCGCTCATATTAAGTCTGCTTTAAATAAGAGATTGTTGCTTCCAAACTAGATGCATTCTCAGCATCCATTTTAATGTAATCACCAGTTTCAAGCACTAACTTACCTTGAATTGGGTTAAATGCATCATTAATGGGTATGTTTACTTCTTTACATAAGATTGCATTAGTACCACCACCCGATTGATACACTGTAACTGTTAGATGACAAGCAGTTGTTGCATGCATATTAGCTACCTGACATCCGATAATTGTTAATGTTTCACCACTACCTGCTGTAAGTACAGTAGGATCACTTGTAGTGACATCAGCATTTATCATGTGTAATGAATCAGCCATACTATCCTCCTAGAGCCAAGACTGTACCAACACCTACACCAGTATCAGTACTTGCTATTGTTAAAGTTTCGTTACCACCATCACTTCCCTCAGTAAGTGTTACATTAGTTCCAGCAACTAACTTACCATTTAAGACTCCAGCAGTTGTATCATTTGATGATACCTTAACTGCGCCAACACTTGCAGCAGCCGATGTAGCAGAGGCAGCAGCGTCCGTTGCAGATGAAGCAGCAGCATTAACACTTGTAGTAAGATCAATTAATGTGATCCAGTTAGCCGTATCAGTATCAAATGAGGTAGTCGAAGTATGTGCAGTCTGACATACAGCATATCTGTGACCATCAACTACAAAGTCATTAACAGCATAGGCAGTGCTAGCAGCCCAAGTACCTCTGAATGCCTGATCAATAGAGAACGATGTCCAAAAAGTTGATCTTGCCGTTCTATCTTCTGCAAATGTTCCTGTAGCAGCAGTAGTATGAGCAGTATTAGCAGTCCAAATAGTCCCTAATTCCTTGTCCACATACTTATCATTGACAGCAATTGTAATGGAATTTGTCCAAATCCCTTTAATTCCTGAAATAGATATGTATTGAGCAAAGACTGCATCAGCTAATCGCCAATTGTTATGCTCCTTAGTATGCCAAGGAATTGTGTCAAAGTCGATTAACTCGAAATTAAAATTCGTAGTATTCGCCATGACACTTCCTATACGTCTATTTCAACACCAACTACCTGTACGTTACAACTTCCACCAGTACTACCAGCAATCGTGTAGGTAACAGTGTCACCAGCAGAGAGATAGTAAATTGGAGGAGCAGGAGCACACGTTGTGTCACCATCAACACCTGTTGGAAGTGTTGCTAATGGTCCCTCTTTCATAGCATTAGGACTTGAGAACAAGTAATTGCTTTGAGTTATATTAGAGTGATCCATGACAGTTACACCATTCACTAAGATTTTGAAATCAGTAGTGGCATCAGATGTACTGCCTTGTATCAAATACATGATTTGACATTTAGCAGCTTTACCTGATGGTACAGTATAAGCTGTCGTGGTTGCTGCTGAAGCTGTTGTTGCTTCACCAAGTACGCCTATTTTATCAGCCATAAGTTTTTTCTCCTAGTTAGAGCGAGGTTAATGAGACATTGCCAAAGGCCATATCCGCAGGTAGACCTATTCTTCTGAAGTCTACTGTGGTTACTCTACGGATCGCCTCACGAACCTCTGCTTCATCTTGAAACCCGTAGAATGCTTTAGCACCAACAGTACCAGTTCTCTGTTGTAATGCTGTAATTTCGTTGTAAATAGTAAGGAACTGAGAACGCATATCAGCTTTACTGACCTTTACGTTATCAGCCGGAAATGTGGTGTCTACTGCACTTGCCATAATTATCTCCTAACAGAACCCGGATGGTATGCTAAAGTAATTGATATAAATTTCAGTGGTCCTTTAGCATCACCTTCAAGTCTTAATTTAAACAATTTATACTTAGTTGTCCAAGCATATAATCCTTCATGTCTAGTAGGTCTTCCACCTCCCATATAGTGTCCGTACTCATCCGAACCATATCCGGGACCATCTCCACCTACAAAAGTCATTGAAAGAGTTGGATTAAGTACGTCTACGTCCCATCCCAACTCGTCATCGAACACTGTGCTGTCTATGAATGTCTCTCCTAGATCTGAGCGATCTTCGTATAAGTTATCCACAAACATTTTGACATCGAATCTCTCGTTGCCATCAGTGTCGAGGTTGATGTATCTACTAGCCTTAGTATTAAACCTTTGTTGGTTATCGCTCCAAGGTAGTTCCCATGTAAATGGTATGGGAACTCCTGAGTCAGTCGCACTTACAACGGGACTCCAACCAGTATAATCGCTAAAAGCTGTAGAATCATCGAACATCTCCTCTGTTCCTTGTCTATCTTTATACACTGGGTCTTGCTCATCACCAAGTATAAAAACGTCAGTACCTTTCGTGAAGAATACTCTTTTTAATGCAGAAACACAAGAGCTAGTCCAATTCCAATTATTAAATTCAAACCAAGCATCAATATTTAACGCTCTAATTCGTCTATATACAAAGCATCTAGTTTCCGTTTGTTGCTTTGCATTGCCCTCATTTGGAATAAACAGCATGTATGACTGCTGTAAACTGTTATAAATGGAAAATGTACGATTCTCCAGTTCTTTAGTACTAGTAAACTTTGAAACATCTTTCTGGATTTCTGGATCTATTAGTTGAGATAGCCGTTCTGACCGAACTGATCCAGTAAATAGTGCTTTATTAGATGATGATACTCCAACATGATCAGCGAATAGCATATCTTCACCAATTGTTGCTAGTACTCTATGTGATAATGCTCCGTGTTCTTCTATAACATCATCAAATGTTGGTACATGATCTGCTTCCGCAAATGTTCCTAGTGTTCCTACTAGTATTGCGTTCTCGAATGCGATCATTATCTTGTCTCGGAACCTTCCAAGTCCTTTGATCTTTGATGATCCTTGAGGTACTCGTGATCCTAGATCTACATTTACTGCATCATTTGGTCCAGCATCACCAACGAACACTCCTGATGTGTCAGTAGATGAGATATATAATCTATCTGGATTATCTACGTTACCTGCCATAACTAGATATCTGTCATGAGCTATTACGTATTTAGCAATTGGTGTGAATGCGTTTGTTCCTACTGCTGGATCATTTAGATATGTACATACCATGCTTTGATTTATTATTAATGGTTTGTTAACTCCATTACATATGATCAACTCGCCATTAAATTCAGCAAATGATGCAAATGTTGTCTCTCCCCAAGGATCAGGTGATCCCGGTAGATTTTCAGCAAATGATTGATCGAATAATATGTCAGGATTTCCTAATGCATCTATCTTAATGACTACGCCATCTTCTCCAACTACTATTATATGTCCATTATAGTACCAACAGTTTACTGATCCTGTAGTTAATCCCTCAAGTGATGCAAATAGTTTGGTTCCTTGACGTACTTCTATCGATCCATCTTCACCAAGTTGTAGATTTTGCAGTAACTTGGCGTACTTGGTCTTCATGTTTAGATCATTATCTACAACATTCCATCCACCTGAGAAATCTCTGATAGTAAAGTCTAATAATCTCTCAGAGCGTCTAGGTTTTTTGTATTTTTCTGCTGTAAATATCGTAGACATTAAGAAGCTAGTTCAGTAAATGTAAATGAATTTGGCAGTCTTGATACATTATCTAGAGTTACTGGAGTTTCATTACGCAAGTTACGTAATTGTTTCACTCTACTCTCGAACATATTCTGTAACTTGTCTGTAGCTGCTGGATTTGTTCCATCATCTTCTGAATAGTCAAATGCTGCTCCTAGTATCAGTGCTTGTTCATCGAAATTTACCACATCTGAATCTACGAATGCATCTGGCTTTGTTCTGTAAGTAACTTGAATATTTCCAGTGGATGCAAGAGGCCATACTTTGAACACTTTTGTCGTGTCCGAGCTTTGGCTAAAGAATGCAGGTGTTGTTCCTGTAATTGTGTCTGGATTTAATGTAGCTTCTGGAAGTGCTGAAAGTGGAGTATTAGAATCGTCAGGATATATTACTCGTATATCATCAAATCGTTTAATCTTATCGCTAACATCAATGGTAACTACGCCAGTTGATGCATTTAATGTCATGGTTTCACCAAAAGTAACGAATTGGCCCCACCATGCTTCGTCAAATAGTACGTCAAATTTGTGTTGAATCATCTCAGCTATACGATCTTCTGAATATAACTGGACACTTGCGCCAGCAACTTGAGATAGTCGTGTTGCTGTGCGTTCTATTAGTTTAGCGAATGTTGCCATATCTGTT